AAAGATGATGTTCCAGCAATGTTAATGGGTGGAGAATATGTGGTTAAAAAATCTGCTGTTAAAAAATATGGTTCTAATTTCTTAGATTCCTTAAATCAAGGAAAATTATCTGGCTATGCTGCTGGAGGAGCGGTTCAATCTGGTAAGGGAGGTTTTTACACTCCTGGAGAATACGGTCAAGGAGCAATTACTGGTCAGAGACAATTATTGGAATTTGCTACCCAAAGTAGAACTAGTGGTCAATTTGACCAAATGGGTTCTTATGGCATGAGTGGAGCTTCTATTAATTTAGAAGCAGAGAGTAGCAGATTAACAATGGCTGGGCGTGAAAATAGCCCAATCTTTGAGCGCACTCAGCAAGCGAAAGAAGAGGCTTTTCAAGTTTACTTACAGTCTTTGCAAGTTGATAAGCAGTATAAAGAGCAGCTTAAACAAGCGGAAGAAGCTGAGAAAGCTAGAAAAAAACAACTGGTGACTTCTATAGGAATGGCTGTTGCTTCGTCAGCTATAAGTTATGGAGCTTCTGCTTTCGGAACTGGCGCAGAAAATGCTATCGCAGAAGCTTCATCTAAAGCTGGTGGAACGCCTTTGAAATTTTGGGATAGAATCGGTACTGGTTTTTCAGGTGGTATTAAAAATCTTGGAGCAGCATTGCCTGGTGGAGCAAAACCAACTTTTCAATTAAATGATTTTGCACAAGCAAGAAGATTAAAAATGCCAGTTAGTAATTTTAGAGCAATGCAGAGCAGTAAAGGTGTCCAAGGCTACACACCATATCTTCCTAGCAATACCTTTAGTGGAGGAGTATTAAATATTGGAGGAAATTCAAATAATGGGGGTAATGAATTATTGCCAAACGCAGACTATGTACAAAAAGATTTATTTGATGAAATTGATAAAAGATACCGTGCTAATGGTGGTCCTATTTTTGGAGGTTCTGGAATGCGTGATGACGTTCCAGCCATGCTTACTGGCGGCGAATTCGTATTGAATAATCGTGCCACTCAAAAGCTTGGCATGAGTAATTTGCAGCGTTTAAATTCTGGTGATACAAGTTCTCAACAAAGCTCCTCAGAAAGTTCTTCCGACTTAACGCAAGCTCTTATGTCGAAACTTGATGAACTGATTAATGAGACTAAGAAAACAAGTAAGGACAACATTGTTGTTAATGTCAGCGGAATGGACAATAAGGGAGAAAAAAATGATGGCACTCAATCAGCTAACGAAAAAGATTTACAGAAGAAAATTAAAGCAGCAGTATTGGAAGTCATCACTCAGGAAAAACGCCTTGGAGGTTCATTAAATAAATGAGTATAAATCGGTCTGACACTATCCTGCAATATGACCAATCTTTCGTGGTTAATGGCTATCAACTCTCTGGAGTTGATAGCGTGCAGGTTTCCTACTCTGTGCCGTTAGAAAACTCTTTAACACTAGGTTCCTCCTTTGGTTACAATCTAAACAATCCAATGCAAGCAGAGATTTCTTTGCAGCGTAGTTGTTTGTATCAAGATCCTCTTTTAGCATTCACTGGAGACTCTAGCTTTTCTGGTAGCTTTAGATATAATGGTTTAACTTACGGTTTTACAAGCGGCTTTTTAAATCGCTACTCTATTAGTTGCAGCGTTGGAGACGTTCCTCAAATATCGGCAAGTATTAATATTTATGGAGATTTAAAACCTTCTCTTGAGGTTTTACCTTATCAAACTCATCCAGCTATTTATATTCCAAGCCCTAAATCAATGCTTGTTTCTGGAGATAACTCAACCAACAATAGAATCAAATCCTTCAACTATGAATTAACCATTAACCGCCAAGCTGTTTATTCTTTAGATAGTTATAGCCGCGTTGATGAGGTGGTATTTTTGCCGCCTGTTGCTGTTTCAGCGTCTTTAGATTTTGATGCTGTTAATTTTACCCCAGAAGATTATAAGTATTTTATTTCTTCTGCTGAAAAGAAAAATTTTAAAGTTATTATTAATGACCGAAATATCAACACGGAAATTTTAAATTTAGATATTCCGAATATTCAATTAAGCTCTCAGCAGTTGAGTAGTTCGGCTGATAATAAATTATCAATAACTAATAGCTATATCGGATACTTATCATGAGTTTATTTTATAATAGAGACAGAAATATTACTGGGGCCGTTCCCTTAGCCTCTTTTAATTTTGAGCCAAATTATGGCTCTAGTATTGCTTTCTCTTGCAAGAATAATAAGATTGCTTATAATAATAATACTTACTCATTAGTCCCATCAACGCTAAACAATATTGTTGGAAATTGTAACTTCACTTTTACGGTTGGATCTGGTGACGCTCAAAAAATGATTAACTTCTTTGAGTCTCAGAGTGGAACAGGTTATTTTGCTATCACTGATAATTCTCAAGTATACAGAACGCTAAATGGATTTGCTAATAGCTTTAATATTAGTATGCAGGGGAATAACTTGTATAATGTAGATCTTGCTTTTTCAGTAGAAAGAAATTCCAGTTTTTTAGACTGGAAGGGAATGAGTTTTGTTAATTATGATTTCAAAAATTGGAGGGTTGGCGTTGCTTATCAAAAATATCAACCAGTATATTTTGAAACTCAAAAAGACAGTTTAATCAAAAATTTCTTTTACGCTAAAAAAAGCCATACAAGCTCTTTTGAGAACGCTCCCACAAATGAAGAATTTTGGACTCAAGATTTCTTTTACGAGAATGATTTTGGTTTAAGCGTTAATACAGAGCCTACTATTGATTATTTAAATTTTAAAAACTCTTTCACACAAAGAATTAAGTCTCAAGATAATATTCATTCTTTTAAAAAGATTGATTTGTCTTATAAGAATATTAGCGACTTCCAATTAAAATCAATGCTTCATTTCTTGGAGAGTCATTTGGGTTATATGAAGTTTCGTTTTGATAGCCCACAGATTTATAATAGACCAAAAATCTTTTACGCAGAAACTTGGTCGCATTCTTGGAATTATAAAGATTCAAATAATCTCACTGTCACTATAGTCGAAGATCCATTAGGAATCTTAAATCAAATTGACACTCCAAATGTTTCTTTGTATCAAACTTCAGAAAGGACTTCAATTACTGGTCAAGCATCAGCTTCTGATGGATTGTTCTTAGTGAATTACAGCGGTAAAAAAATAGCAACAGAAAATGGAGATTTCGGTGTTATTCGTGGAAGCTCTAATATTAGAACAACTAAATTCTATCAAGACTTAACTCTATTATCTGGATGTAATCAAGGAATTAATAAAATATCTTTTTCTCCTAGATCAAATTTAGAAATTGGATTATTTACGGGAAATAGTTTAACTACTGTTGATTTTAATGGGGCTAAAGATATTGAATATTTAGATTTAAGAAACAATTCTATTACTAATTTTAATTGCGATAATGTTACTGGCTTAAAATATTTAAACCTATCTAACAATCAATATCTTACTGGTTTAAGTATAGCTTCGTGTAACGAATTAAATAATCTACAATTAAGAACGACAAATCTTACAGGCTCTTCTTTTAGTGGTATTTTAAATACTTTATCTACTGGAAATGGGATTTCTGGAACAATATCTATTTATAAAAATGTTTCTGGTAATAGCGGTTTATTGCGTAATATTTCTAATCTTGATTATAGAGATTGGAATCAACAATACAATGATTTAACTCTTCGATTTGAACCAACAGGGTATGCAACAGGGATTGAAGGGTCGGGTGTTGACGTTTTTTGGTATAAAAATTCTCAAGCAAGACAAACTGGGGACGAGTATTTTTTAAATTGGCAATCATCTAAAAACCCTAATACTATATATCAAGAGTATCTTCCAGATCCTAGCCGCTGGCTATCTGCGGAGAGCTATGAAATTGGTGAAAGATCAACTTATAAATTTAATGAAACATTCTTATCTGGTAGTGGTTATAACAATACTGGTGATTATTTGGCCGCTTTTTTGATTGCTAAAATTAATAGTACAGGAAATATGTGTTTGATGAATTTTTCATCAGATAAAATTTTTGGAATATATCAAAGTAATGGAGGTTTATATTTTAGAAATCAAGGCACTCTATATACTATATCGGGAGAAGGTTTGGCTTTGGGGAGATATTACTCTATAGGTTTTTGGAGAAGAACAGATGCATTTATTAGTTTTATAAATGGAGTACAAAGACAATCAATAGCTTTAAGAAGCAATATAAGCGGTATTGTTCCATGCATGGGAGGAAGCGGAAAAAATTCTAACGAAAATTATTTTGATGGTAACATCGCAGAAGCTTTAGTATACTCAAGTAATAATGAATTTTCTTTAGATACAGGATTTCATTACAATTTTAACTCAAGATTTGGAATAATAAACGGTAAAATATGATAATCAAAAGCAATTCCATCATTTTAGCCACTGACTTAAGCCCAGCGTTTATGCCAGTTTCTGCTTTCTCGTCTTATAAAAAAGGATTGTATCCGCTTGCTATTGTTAACTCATTATCCTTCAATGTTCAGAATAGTAGAATTCAAAAAAAACAATTAAGTAGTCAAAGCTTGTCAATTAATGCTTTGCAATATTCTCCAACTATTGATGTTTCGTTCAATTATACTTCGTCTTTAGCTTTTGAGAATGAGAATTTTTTAGGTATTTATTTTAAAGCATACGAAGATTATACATCTAGCTTTTTAAATGCAAACGATCATTCTTGTAATTTATATTTTATCGTTAGCGACTTGTATGCAAGTGATCTAATAAAATATATCGAAACAAGAGAAACTTTAAATGGATTAACAGCTATCGCTTTTGGAAACTGTTCTCTATCAAGCTATGCTTTAAGCTTGCAAGCGACAGATTTACCATCTGTTTCTGCTCAGATGCAAGCGGTCAATATGACCATGAGCACAATCTCTTCTAGTTTGATTTCTACTCCTGCTATTAATTTAAGCGTTGGTGATCAAATTGGAGCCGCTCAATTATCAATCAATAATCCTTTGTTTATCGAGCATCTTCAGAGATTGAATACTCAAAGCGGTAATTTTCCTATCTTGCCAACAAGAGATAGTTTATATTTTCAAATTACTAATCAGAATTTACAAGTTCCATCTGTTAAGATTTCTCCATCTGAGGATTCCGCGATTAATTCATTGGAATTATCTTTTGGAATTGAACGTGAGGAGTCTTATGGTTTTGGAAGCAATTTTATCTACGATAGCAAAATCAAATATCCAATCTTGGGAAATTTAAGTTTATCTGCTACATCTTTAAATTTACATACTGGAGACGGTAGTTTAACGGGATCTATGAGAAGCGAACAAGATTATACTCTTGAGCTAATGTTTAGCGGAGTTAATGAAAATAGCAAATTTATAAAAATAAATAATGCTAAATTAGAGTCCCACTCATATGAAATGGATTATGCTGGAGTGCTATCTGCTCAATACGCTTTTAATTTTGAGTGTAATGAAGCTACTGGAATAGCTGTTAAATGGGGTCAAGCTACAGAAGGGTCAACTGGAATTTTATTGTCTTTTGAGAATCTTCAATTAAGGTCTTCTGAGGGTAGTGGTTTGGCTTTTACACTGCCTGCACCATCTCCCCCTCCACCGCCTCCTCCTCCACCGCCTCCTCCTCCACCCGCACCTACTGTTGGTTCATTCTCATTCACATTAGCTACTGGCTCTGGCCCATCAGTTAATGTAAATTGGTCAGCAGCGGCAAACGCTACTGGTTATGCTATCTTCCAATCAGAAGATAATGTTTCTTATTCTCAGATTTATTCTGGAAATGGAGTATATTTATATAACGATTCTAGTGTAGAAGGTGGCGGGGAATATCCAAATTATTATTTCTACTATATGGTAGGATTTAGTGGAGCATCAAATTACACAACTTCAACCCAAAACATAGGAGTCGAATAACATGACCGCAGAATTTATTTATCCAATCGTCAAAATAGTTTCATCTTCGGAGGTTTATAAATCTGAAGATGCTGAAACTTACTATTTTTTATTTGATGGAGGCGAATATGAAGACGGCGACATTTGCATACCAGCGGTTAATGAGAATCCAAATTATTATTTTTATTCTGGAGATGGAGAAACTGCTTTAGTTCCA